AATGTGGTGCATATGTAGAAGTCTATCACGGAGCAGATAATGAAGAGTAAACATTTAGACGGTATTACAAGAAAGGTATTTAAAATGGAATTAGGAAACCCAATAATCACGACACTAGTAGGACTAGTAGTATTTTACATAGGACTTAAAATGTTCTCTGGTGGAATGAAATCAATGGGTAACATTGACCATTTGAGTTGGTTCATTGCGAATCCTATCTATATGTTTTTCGGTGGTATTATTATGACACTATTATGGCAGTCATCATCACTATCAACGACAGCGATTATTGCATTAGTCGCTAGTGGTGCAGTACCATTACCAGCTGCGATTGCGTGTGTACTTGGTGCAAACATAGGTACAACTGGAACGATATGGTTAGCAGGACTACTAGTATCAGACGGTCTACCAAAAGGGGATACACTACGAATTGCAATCGCACACTCTGGAGTAAACCTCTTCATGGCCGCAACACTATTACCGTTTGTGCATCATATCGCAAGATGGTTATCGAAAATAACATGAAGAAAATTCTCAGTAAATTATTCGGCGAGAAGGAAAAATCAAAATCTAATAAATTCGACCCTAAGATAAGAGTAGACGCAGAGAAGTTATCGGAGAAAGAAAAGATGGACAAAGGTTTTAACGGTAAGACATATACTATCAACGGCATTGAGTATGACTTCTAATGAAACTCTTATTGATAATCGCACTTGTTATGGGAACAATATCTTATGATGAGGAATTACTAAGACCAAGACCCAGAGGTGGGCCTGCGAGGAAAGTCAAGATTGACAAATGACGGATATACACAAAGAGAATGGGATAGAACAGTTGGTTGGGGAAAAGTACCAGACCAATATAGTAGGGTTTCCCCTAGTGATTCAGATGGAGAAAATACTAAGGGAAGCGAAGAGAGTAGAGAGAAAGACGAAAGAGCTCTTGAAGATGGCAAAGAGTATGCGTTAAATGACCCTATATGGGATAAGAGATGGACTGAATGATTGGTGATTACAAAGTAACAAACCCAACTATAGAGGGTAAGACAATTATATACAGTGAAACAGACAGAGTAAGGTGTAGTGGAGAGAATAATGACCACCCATTAGTGTACTATACTATACCCACTGACGGTTTCGTAGTATGTGGATATTGTGATTTAGTTTACATGATGAAAGAGGAGAATGATTATGATAATGAGTGATATAGAAGTACTGTTATATTCGATTGCATTTTGTGGGCTGTTTATGTTGTATCTAATGTGGAAAAATCTATGACAATACACAAAGACAGTCTGTTACTTACTCTGATATACACTAGCGGACATATTCTCATCGCTATGACCGTTGTAAGGACTATGACAGGCGCTTCTCTATGGGAATCAGGCGCTGTTGCACTGATAGAACCTGCTATAAACGGTATGTGGTTCTATGTTCTACACAGACTATGGAAGAGTATCGGATAAACATGGGATACAATGGGATTTCATGGGAAAATCGGAAGAATTAAAAAAAGGTTAAATTAAATAGGATTCTCTTGTGATTAAATTCTACGGCCTATCGCCGAATCACTCGCCGAATCGTGTGCCGAATCGAGAGAAGCCGCCGACCAGCCGCCAGTTCTAAGTGGTTGTTTTCATTACATATATTAAAGGGCCTTGACATCATGCTAGAATGGTGTATAATGTAAGTCTAATTGGGGTTAACGAATGTTGCTCTGATAGGGTTCTGCCCCGAATGTGCAGTAGAGGGTTTCGCCAGGGCCTCCAATCGAAAGCGAAAAAGATTGGCCGCCCTGCCCTTGGAGACTTGACAATGGTTATTGATTTTGTTATACTGATTCTGTTAGAGAGAAAGGACTATTATGAAAACACCATCTGAAATTTATTCTGAAGCACATTCTGCTGGTATGGCTGCTGGACATGGATGTACACCTACGCCAATGGTTGTAGGTACGCCCACTACACCACTAGGTGATGACATTGACTATTCTAAGGACACTTACTATGTTGCTGATGGTATGTGTGGTTTTGCTTGGATTAATATCAAACCAGCCAGAGGTAAGTTTGTTAACTGGTTGAAGAAGGCTGGTATTGGTAGGACTGACAGTTACTATGGTGGTTATACTGTTTGGGTATCTGAGTTTGGTCAGAGTGTGACTAGAAAAGAGAACTATGCGAGGGCCTTTGCTAAGGTTCTAGGTGATAATGGAATCACAGCATACAATATGAGTAGGTTAGACTAGAGGACATTAGACATAAGGAGTCGAAGATGCTGTTAGAATACGGTTGACAAGAGTTCGGAGATGGCCGCCCACCCATGGCCTGTGGGAAGGGTAAAGGAATACGGTGTTATCATCTTAGTGTAATAGGCTGGCGGGCTGCCCTCTAAGGGTGGCTCGTACTTGTACTTGACATATACGGTAGGGCCTGTTAGTATAGGGGGGTTAAAACTGTAATGGCTTTAATAATCTATAAATGCAATAAAGATACGGAGATATTTTTTGAAGATATTCAAACAAACAAAGGATGAACCTACAATCGCCAATGAGATAGACTATAAGTATAATGAGAATCGTATACTTGGAGAACTTGCAGAATATATCGACAAGACTTATTCGCAACATTACTCAAAAAACAAATACCAAGCCACGGAGTTTATTCTTGACTCTGGTCATGGTGAGGGTTTTTGTATTGGTAACATACTGAAGTATGCTCAGAGGTATGGGAAAAAAGGTTCTAAAGAGGATGCCAGAAATGACTTGCTTAAAGTCTTACACTATGGTATTATAGCTCTACATAATCATGATAGGAATAATAGTGACTAAACCATACACCAATATTAAATACATCAAAAAGAATATAGAGAAGTATTCACCATATACATTGCAAGATGTTTATGATGCGTCTTCTCAAAATAAGTTCAATGTAATCTCTACCTTTGCTGGTGGGGGTGGTTCTTCTACTGGTTATCGTCTAGCTGGTGGTAACATACTCTGCATTAATGAGTTTGTGGAAGAAGCAAGGAATACATACAGAGATAATTATCCAAATACACCTATTATTCCAGACGATATTAAGAAGTTGTCTGGTCATGAGTTTCTTGATGTTGCAAATCTGAAAGCTGGTGAGTTAGATGTATTGGATGGTAGTCCACCATGTGCAGCTTTCTCTATGGCTGGTTCTGTATCTCATGGTAAAGGGAATACACATAAAGATGCGTTTGGTAAGACCAAAGGTTACAGTGATATTAAAGAAGTTACAAACGTAGAAGACTTGTTCTTTGAGTTTCTAAGGGTTGCAGATGTTATCAAACCAAAAGTAATTATTGCAGAGAACGTAGCAGGTTTGACTATGGGTGAAGCGAAACAGTATTTTAATAAGATACAAAACGCATTTGAAGATATTGGATATGATGTATCTGCAAAGGTTTTGAACAGTGCGTTCTTTGGTGTATCACAGACTCGTACTAGGGTATTCTTTATCGGTCTACGGAATGATATTACATCAGCTGTCGGTTTGACTTTCATGAATATCGCAAACATCTTTCCCCAAGAAACGGATACTGTAATACCGTTGAGAAATGCACTAGAGAATCTAGAGTATGATGACAACGAGGTCAAAGAACTTACAGAAAAGTTTAGTGGAACAGCATATTGGCGTGATACTGGTTCTAAGATGGAAGATAATCCACCAAAGGTTCTTACTGGTGCTAACTATCATCACAAAGGACATCACTTTAATCTGAAAAGAGTTTCACTAGAACAACCAGCTCCCACTCTCACTGCAATGGGGGGTGGTCAAACTACAGCAGGTGCGTTTCACTGGAACGAACCAAGAAAACTTACACTAGGTGAACTGAAAAGAATACAATCACTACCAGATGACTTTCACCTCACTGGTAAGTGGAATCAAAGAGCGGAACGTATTGGTCGAATGGTGCCACCGTTACTTTTGAAAGCCATTGCAGACTCAGTCTATGAGAAAGTAATCAAAGTATATAAGGAGAAATAATATGTGGGGTAGAATTATGGAGCATATTTCAGATATGCAACAAAAATATGGCGAGGGAACTAAAGTCGATTTGGACTACGGTAAACTTGTTATTCTATTTCTTTGTATCTACATCGCCGTTCAAGTTTCCTAATGGCTACAGAGGATAATAAAATCTCACCACAGATGAAAGAGTTGGATGCAAGACAACAATTACTTGTGGTGACTATGGAAGAATGTGGCGAACTGATACAAGCGTGTTCAAAACTACTGCGTAGAAGTGAACTATATTCTGACGGTGAGTATGTAAAGAATCTCAAGGACGAACTTGGAGATGTTTACGCAATGATAGACCTCATGGCGGAATGGGATGTAGTCAGTTGGACTGACCTTGATGAACGCCGTATGGTCAAAAGAAAGAAACTGAGCAAGTGGAGTGAATTATGCCAAGACGAAGAATGACAGAAGAACAAAAAGCTGCAGCAGCGAAACGTCTGAGAGAAGCTCGTGAGAAGAGGTTACGAGAAAATCCGCCGAAGTATGCTAATGTTCATCCAACTGTTCTTGCGAAATCTGATGAAGACCCTTTCTGTCGTAAAAATGTTGTGAAGTGGATTAAAACTCAAAAATCCCTTCTAAGTGCTGAGAGGGGTAATGTGAGAAGAAAGGTTAAAGGTGCAGAAGCGAAAGTCGCTGACCATTCAGCGTATATACGTCATTGTGAATGGTATCTGAAACATGGTGATTGGATTGATAACAAATACGGAGAGTACCAAGAAAAGACAACCAAGTGGATTACGGTTGTTCCAGCTGGTGTAGTGTCATGAAAAGGTTATTAAGTGTTGATTGGTTGTTGCGAGTTCCTCTTGCAATTGTGTTCTTACAACAAGGTCTAAGTAAACTTCCGATTAGTATTGAAGACGCAGAGTCATTTGAACTTCCTATGTTGGTATGGGTGTTCGTTGTTCTTGGTGAAATCGGTGCTGGTCTTGGATTGATTGCTGGTGGTCTGATACAAAAGTTGTGGAACAACATAGCTGATATGGTAACTCGATTTAGTGGGTTTGTTGTCGGTTCAATTATGACTGGCGTAATATGGATTGGCCAACCAGAGAGTTTGATTGATGTATTATTGTATGATAATCTTCATGTCTTCCTATGGTTTGGTGGTTTGTACTTTGCATTGAAAGGTAATGACAAATGAGAATAGAAGATGATGTTAAACTAGATTATAGTGATGTATTGATTCGTCCTAAACGGTCTACATTGACTTCACGATATGATGTTGACATGAATCGTGAGTACACTTTCTATCATTCTAAACGAAAGTGGAGTGGAGTTCCTATTATGGCTTCCAATATGGATACTGTTGGAACACCACAAATGTATGA